GGAGGAAATCCAAATCTAGCAGCGAGAGTAACTCGTCAAATCCCAGCATAACTAAGGAGAAACAAATGTTCGGAAAGCAAGGAAAGCCAGCAAAGGCTCCAACTTCAACAGCAATGTCAGCAAAGAAGAACAGCGGTAAGACCGTTGGCGGTGGCATGGTTAAGCAAGGCGTTACCCCAAAGGGTATCAAAGGCAACAACAACAAGCTTAAGTAAAGGATAACCATGGCAGCCAAGAAACCAACACGCCCAAGGAAGTTTAAGCAGGCACGTAAAGATGCCTTGGCTCAAGCCAAGAAAGACTTCTCTGGAAAGAAGCAAGCGGGATTAAAAGACCGCACGTTAAAGATTTCCGCAGATGATAAGAAAGCTCTTAGCGAAGTTAAATCTGAAGCAAGACAAAATTATATTACCGATGATCGTGGTAATAAGATTAATGTTAAGCCTACTGAAACTTCAGCAGAACGTATTGCACGTGATCGCCGTGAGGCTAGAGCTGAACTTCAACGCAAGTGGGATGCAGAAGATGGTAAAGGACGTGCTCCTAAACCAGATGCACCTTCTAAGCCTACTCCCAAAGGTAGCACTATGAACAAAACTCGCACTTTTATTCAGGCTACAGAAGTTAAGTCACAAGGCAAGGTTATTAAGAAGAAGACTGCAGCTCCTGCTAAAGCAGAAGCACCTGCAAAGAAGACAAAAAAGAAGTTTACAACTCGTCCAACTGGATCAACAACTGTTAAAACAGTAGACGATGTTAAGAAAGTTGAAGCAGCAGAAAAGAAAGCAATGAAGCCAGCAACTAAAGGTTTCTCTGCAGGCAAGACTCTTACACCAAAGGGTCAAGCGATCTATGATGATCTAATTAAGCAAGGTGTAAAGCCAAAGTCAGCAATGAACAAGGCTGTCTTTCGTCAAGAAAAGGGTAGTAAGCCTGGAGTTAATAAGCCAGCAGTTACTAAAGCAACTGCGCCAAAGCCAACTAAGCCAAAGGTAACAACACCTAAAGTAGATAAGTTGAGCACTCTTGAAAAGAAAGTAACTGCTGCTAAAACCACAGCTAAGAAAACACCTGTCATGAAAGCAGCTAAAGAAGTTTCTACGATTGGTAAAGTTCTTAACTCACCAGTAGGTAAAGCTGCTAAGACAGCAGCAATGATTGTAGGTCCAGGTAAGTTCCTTAAAGCAGGCTCTCTTATTAAAGGTGCTATCGGTGCTAATAAAGCCGTTAAGGTAACTAAGGCTGTTAAGGCAGCAGAGTCTGGCACAAAGTTTAAGGCAGCTAATACTGCACGTAAAGCAGCTAATGTTGCTAAAGCAGAGAAGGCAGCTAAAGCAGGAAAGATGGGTAAGGTCAAGAAGGTAGGACTTGCAGCAGCAGGATTCTATGCAATTGACAAAATCCCAACTGGTGGCGGATCTAAACCAGCAGCATCTAAGCCACTGCCACAACGACCAGCAGGACAGTATCCAAAAGGTGGCGGTAAAGGTGTAAAGCTTGGTCCTAACGTTCAAGTTAACGCAGGTGGATCAACTACTTCTTACACAGTTAAGAAGGGCGACACACTTTCAGGTATTGCAAAATCATCTGGAGTAAAGCTATCTGAAGTTCTTGCAGCAAATCCAAAGATTGCTGACAAGAAATCTAAGTATAAGGGTGGCAGCATGATCTGGTCTGGCACAAAGGTAAAACTTCCAACTAAGAAATAGGTGACGCATGTCGATGATTAATCCTGGCGCAGTATCAGGTCCAGGTCGCGGTGCGAAACGAAGTGATTTACCACCTAAGCCAGCTGGACAAGCAGCACGTGAATTACCTAATGCAGCATACGGTGAACAGCAACAGTTCCAAGCGGAACAAGCTGGAGCACCAATGGCTAAATCTGGCAATCCAATGGCTAATCTTGTGCCACTTAATGCACCAACTAACCGACCAAGCGAACCTGTTACCGCAGGAATCGATGCAGGTCCAGGACCAGGTAGCGAAGTATTAGGACTTAAAACACCAGTAGATACACAACTGCAAGATCTTTCAATGCTGGCAAAGTATATGCCAATGTTTGAAACATTTGCAGATTCACCAGAATCTTCTGGAACAACAAAAGCATTTATTAAATACCTACGGAGCCAAGCTGAATGAAAGTAATAAAGAGATTCGAGGAAAACCTTGAGTATCTTGGCTTTGATCTTGCGCCTGTTGCGTGGGACTTGGCTCGCTTCTCCTTTGAGTCTGACGCTGACCGTATAACACTGTTAGAAGAACTGACTGCTAAGGGAGAGGCGACACCAAATGGCTAAGACTCCTAATGGTTTTGTTGCTGACCGTAGTGGTTGGGTTACACCTGATCAGCCTGCACAGCCAATCCCATCAAAGGTTGATGTATTCGTACAGCAACAAAGAGATCCTGCTGCTAACACACGTGTAGGTAAAGTAGAAGAATCTGTCGGACAAAAACTTGGTGAGAAAATTCAGCAAGGAAGAGAGTCAGGTAACTTCTTTACACGCAATGCTACTAACGTAGGTATGGGTGTGTTGCAAGGTATTAACAAAGTTATTCAGCCTATTACACAAGGTATCTCAACAACGCTGTTAACCCCACAGGCTATGGCTACTCAAGGGTTAAACCCTGTTGAGTCATTTAGGTTTGCTAAAAAGAAGTCAAAAGATATCTCAATGGGTCAAGCAGGAGCTACTCTTGCAGGACCACTTGTTGGTGCTGTGCTTCCAGAATCAATAACACCTACCTTTGCAAAAGAAAACTTTAACGTCTTTAATGACAAACAAAGAAACCAAGCATACAAAAATGAATGGCTTGGAATCTTTGCCTCTGGCATGACCGACTTTGCTATCGCTGCAACAGGATCAAAAGCAACAAGCATCGGAGTCAGGTCAGCAAAGAACGCAGTTCTTGGACCAAGTGAAATTACAACCGCATCAGATCTAGCAAACTTTGCTGGAAGACTTGAAGAAGCAGTTACTTGGGGAACAACTAAGACAGGGTCTGCTCCAAACGGAGCAGCCGTTTACCTTGATGACCTAGTCCAAGGTAAGAATATCTCAGAGCTTTCAACAAACCCACTTGTTCTTAATACAAGAAACCCAACAACTACAGCAACAATCGTCTCAAGGTTAGATAACCACAGAGATGTTGCAGATTTCTTACTTGCACAACGTGGTGATGCTGCAGCATACAGCAGATTCTTTAACAACCAAGCACTTTTTGCGGATCACTTAGATGACTTCGGTCTTAGCGACCTGACGCCAACAACTAATTTTTCTGATATGAGTATTGCCGTTCTTGATAAGAAGTTCGGATCACGATACCAATCAGTTATTGACAGTCTTAAATCAGTAGACAAAAGATTCTCTGATGCATTAGATGACTGGAACTCAAAGCTAACACAAGCAAACATTGTTGAGCGTTTCGCTCCAGGTAAGTTTGCTAAGTATGAAAAGATGCAGTTAACAAAAGCTAAGATTGTTGACGCTGCTCGTACTGGAGATCTTAAACTTTTCGGAACAGATGGCAATAGTGCATGGAAAACTACTGTCTATCAGTCATCTCCATATGAAAGAGCTGTTCGTCTAATCTCATATCTAGGAGATGGAACACCACAGGGTTACATCAATGTATCTAACCCGCGCAAACTTGAAGCAGCAAATGATCTACGATCAGACCTTAACCGTATTAAAGGGTTAAACACACCAGAAGGTCGTGAGTTCAAGAACAAGCAAGTCGAATTGTTTATGACCGAGCTAACAGATACTGGTCGTGCTAAAGCACTAGGAGCAATTGAACGCAATGTCATGCTAGAGATGGCTAAAATCTATGGCGTTCGCACTATTGGTGGCTTAGATACTGACAAGGCTGTGCTTGCCGAGATTAAGAACTGGCATAACTCAACAGCTGAGCGTCGTGCAAACATTCAAGACTACCTTGCTGCAAACAAAATGGTTCCATCAGAAGATGGAACACTCAATCTTCTTGAAAACGGCATTATCTCTCAAGCAACAGAAGCAGGAACACTGCCAATGCTTGACTTTGGTCGTTTAGAAGCACAAATTATTTTGAATACTAAGCGTCTCGCTAAAGGACGAGCACCAATTAGCACAGGTCAGGTAGCGGGAGCCTACGGTTTCTACGCTGGCATGAGCGTAGGTGCAATCCTTGATACAGCTAACATGATATTTAGTAATCTCAACCTTCTTCGTCTTGCATACATACCAAAGAACTCAATGGTTGATCCATTTATGAGAGCAAGTATGGCAACTGAGACTATTGCTGGTGCTAACCAAGCAATGCCAGGTATGAAGAACATTGCAATCAACGCAGGTATCCGTGCAGAACGTGCATCTCGTTGGATTCCAGGTATGCCTGGTCAAAAAGCAAGACGTCTTGAAAAAGAAACAATGAAAAAGATTGATCTCCTAAAAGGAGATATGAATAAAAACCTACCCCTTCTAAAGAACTCAGAAGATCTTGTAGCACAATCAAGAGTTGCGGTAGCAAAGGCAGAAACAGCAGCTAAGAAAGCACGGTCAGCAGCAAATAAAGCAACCAAGGCAAACAAAGCTGATGCTGAAGCAAAGATGTTTCAAGCCGACTATGAATTATCACAAGCTCGTAAGATACTTGATGATGCAGAAGATGTATTTGATATCCATACAGCAAACGTAACAGCAGTAGCTAATACGATTGAGTCATATCGAAACACAATAAAGAAAGCAATTCTTGAACGTCCTGATCCAAACATGCTTAAGCGTATTGGTCAAGATGATGACGTCTTAGTCGTCGATGGTAAAGAATATAATATTCAAGGTCTTGCTGATCCATCTGTTCGTGGCGCATTGCCATACATGTCTGAGATTGATACAGCCCAAGCCTACCTTGCTACAGCAATGCAGACACAATTTAGCAAAAGAGTTATGTCTCGTGGTAGCACGTTCGTAAAGATCCGTAGAGACACTGGCGGTAAAGCTTATTACAACGCATTAGCGCATCGCGCTAACCGTGAGATTCGCCAAGAACTTGATATGCCATTAGGTATGATGATAGATGACACCATGTCTGATTCACAGATCTTTAAGTGGTTAAAGACTGGTGATGCTGGAAAAGAATATACATATCGTATTTCACAACAGCTTCGTAACGAAGGTGTAGACGTAACAGATGAAGATCTTCTTAACTGGATCACATCAACTCGCACATACATTCGCAGTTTATATCCAGACCCAGAAGTTCGTCGTTTAATTCTTGAACGTCCAGTAACTGTTAAGGAAATGGAACTTCTACTAAGCGGTAGACTGGATATGCCAGAGGAAATCAGCGGACCAAACGTTTCGTTAAGTGATCTTAACTGGATGGAAAAGGGTGGCGCAATCGCTGGAACTGCCGTTCAGACTGGATGGAAAATTCTTTCTGATGCAGAAACAAAGCTTGTCAGAACTCCTTTATTCTTAACATATACCAGAGATGAAATGACATCAATGGTTCGCTCTGCACGTATGGCTGGATTCGATCCAACAGATGCAGTGGTTAACCACCAGATTCGTCAAGCTGCATACCGTACTGCTTTAGAGCGAGTGGAACAAACACTCTACTCTGCTCGTCGTATGACAAATGGAATCTACCTTGCACGATTTGCAATGTCATTCCCTCTAGCATTCTTTAACAGCCAAGCAGTCGCATTACGACTGATGGCAAAGAACCCAATGAATGCATACTGGTATAACAGTGTTGCAAATGCATTTGATAACTTTGAGCAATACGAAGACCAAGATGGAAACACATACAAGAAGGCTGCTGATGCACCACCAGGTGCAGTTCTTAAAGTAAACATGCCTTTACCACTGGGAGATAAACTTCCAGAGAGTATTAAAATATTTGGTCAAGAAGTATTGCGTCCCAAAGATGCACTCAAAGCTTATACCGATCCACGTGGTGGTGGCATAAAGTGGAACCCAAAGCAAATGGAGTTCATGCTTGCAGACCCATCTATCTCATGGTTCGGTGGCGTATTAGTTTCAGACATAATTAAAAACGGAATCTTTGAATCTAAGACCTGGGGTGTATACGGAGAAGAGATTGAGAAATCTCTTCGTCAAACATTAGGTGATGATTTCTTCGAGAACAGCATTCTCTACGGTGGATACCCAGCAGAAGGTAAGCCAAAGGGTAATCGACTGCAAGACATTATGGCTACCGCCAAGAATGCAATTGTTCCAAGTTACATGGAATCACTTCTTGGTGCTATGGGATTTGATACCAATCGCTTCCTTGATGAAGCTTATAACAACTACCGTGTATCAATCGCAGAGTGGAATAAAAATGGTCGCTTAGGAGCGATGCCTACATTAGATAACTCTGTCAAGGCTGCTGGAAACATGTCGTTTATTCGTGCGGTTACACAGTTTACATTACCGATTTCATCAAGCTTCGATCCACTTACACGCGCTGCCACTCAATACTATGGCGATCTACTCGACATGTATAACGGAGACCGCGACAAAGCGGAAGGAAGAATGATTGAAGACTGGGGTATTGACGCACTTGCACTGGTTGGTTCAAACCAACAGAACATTGCTGGTCTAGCTGCAACCGATAAAGACATAGCGGTATTAAGAAAGAATCCAGATCTTCTTAAGAAGATTGCTCCTAACGGAACTAGATATGCCGAGATGCTTTCATCTGGATACGGTGATATATCTTCTGAGTACAACACAGCAATTGCTGCAATCTATAAAAGATTAAAATACCCAGGAAGAATTGACCAGATCTCGACACGTAAGACTCAAGAAGAATTAGAAGCTCAAGTTATTTCTAAGATCGGCTATGCCGAACTTCAAAAGGCTGAGATGTATAGAGTATCAATGATGATGCAATATGGAATTACATCCACATCATCTAAGAGATATTCCTCGCTTGGAATTAAACAAGAGTATGACCGCCAGGTTCAAGATCTTTATGACACGCTTCCAGGATTTGCAAAGATTCGTAGTGGTGAGCGCAAGGATTTCTGGACTATGACATTCCCAGCTATAAAAGAAATTGCCAATGATGAAAAGTGGAGAATCCACACTGATGGCACTGGTAGTCCCAAGTGGGCAGAGATTGCTTTCTGGTCAGAAAATGCTGAAAGATTCCACAAGGATGTAAAGAGTCCAATGTTGAGTGATGCAGCTAAACGCTCAAAGAAAGCACAGTTCGATCAATTCCATTATGACTTCTTGCAACATGCATCAGAAGAATTCGCAGCGTTTGCATCTCGTTGGATGTCAAACATGCCTGAACTAGAAGAAGGGTTACTGGTAGATACCAATGGCTGATTTTGACCAAGATGGACTTGAAGATAAAGTAGATCCGAATCCTAAAGTATTTACCTGGACAGCACAAAATCAAGGTAAGCGCATGAAGAATGGCAAGCAAATTGTTGACAACCCTGGTTTTGGAAGTGCTGAATATAATGCTCAGCAAGGAATCCTTCCTCTTAAATTTCTAGATATCAATAGCATTGATCCAGCAGATGCTAAGCAATGGTTTAAGTTTGCAAGCACTAATCCTAAATATAAAGGCAACTACAATTCTTTCAAAGGTAACGTTGCAAGACTTGGATTACCAACAGATAAGAAGACTCTTCAATCTATTTGGAATGATGCAGTTGACTGGACACAGACAACAGGAACTAACAGTGGCGACCCTTTCAGCTACCTAGAATCACTTGACCCTGATAACTACAGAGGCTCAGATACTGGTCCTAAGTATGGAACACAGGCTGTTAAAGATATCCGTACTACAGAATTCAGTGGATCAACCGCAGCACAGCAGATCAGTGATGAGTTTGAACGTAGACTTGGTCGCAGAGCGACACAGTCTGAGATTGATGCTTACACAAAAGGCGTTAATAAAATGTCCCAGAAGGAACCTTCTATCTATGAAGGTTCGACAACAACTGCTGCACCTAAAGGTAAGAACACTTTAGGTTCTACCGTATCAACTGGTAAGCAGACTACTGGATTCGATCCAACTATGTTTGCTCGAAACTTTGCAATGTCTCAACCAGATTATGCAGAATCATTTGCAGCAAACACATTCTTAGGTCTTGTTGAAAAACTACTTAAAGACCCTAATGCGATTGGGGAGGTAGTCAGCGATGGCAGATAAATATACGGTTAAATCTGGCGACACGCTTAGCAAGATTGCTTCTGCCAACGGAACAACTACAGCAAAATTACTTGCTGCTAACCCGATGTTAAAGAACAATCCAAAGTATAACGGTGGAAGCACAATATTTAGTGGCACAGTTCTTACACTTCCAACAGCAGCAGGGGCAAGCACTGGCTTAAACACAGCCGTTAGTGGAGCAACCAACACTGGTGCAAACACAGGCACTGGCACAGGTAATGCAACTGGAACAACCACAGCAACCCAAGCAGCAACCAATGTTGACAAGCTTGACATGGCTACATTGCAAGCAAAGTTTGGTATAGCTGCTGGAATCATTGGTGCTGACACAAGTCTTAAGACTGTTCTTGACCAGATTTTACAGCAAGGAATTACATCTGAGGCACTAATGACTCAGATGATTCAAGGAACTGTTTGGTATAAGAACCAAACCGATAAGCAACGTCAATTTGTTTATGCTAAGGAGACTAACCCAGGTCAGTTTGCTGCAGACTTGCAGCTAAATGCAAGTAATATTGTTAAACAATTCATGGGCAATGGCATAAAGATTACCGCAGCACAGGCTATTGAATACGCACAGCAGTTAATGCAGTCAGCAATCATTGATTCATCTGGCAAGGTAGTTCGTTATGACCAGGAATTTCTTAATAAGATCATGGCTAACTCAATTGACTTTAGCAAGAAGAGCACTATCGGTGGCAAGACAATCTACAATATGACTGGAAAGTTAGAGACTGTAGCTAACGAGCTTTACAAGCGAGCATGGGATTATGGTTTCCCATCCAGTATGTCTAACACACGGTTCGAAGGATGGTTTGAAACAACCATGAAGGGTCTTATTGCTGGCACTTTGAACGCAGAGGATATTGATAATGACTTCCAGAAGCAAGCAATGTCTATGTTCCCTGGGTTAACTAACCAAATTTCACAAGGTCAAACGCTACGTGCTGCAGCAGATCCATGGATCAATGCTCTTGCAAACACATGGGAAGTAGACCCAAACACAATTGATCTTAATGATAAGTATCTTCAACAAGCTCTTAACTACACAGACGAAAAAGGAAATGTAAAGACTATGAACCTTTATGACACTAAGAAACTTGGACGTCGTTCTCCTGATTCTGATTTTACAAGTTGGGCTAAAGAAGAAAAGACTGGTATTGCTAATACCATTCTCCGCGACTTCGGATTCTTGGGGTAAATAGATGCCAGTATATGACGATTACCCATACTCAACACTTCCATACAACGCAAGTTCTACTCCAACCACGGCAAACCAACCGTATAAAGCTGGAACAATTAATGAAATAAGTCCACTTGCTGCTGCCGTAAAAGCAGTAGTTGATGAACAAACAAAATTTCAAGCTATGCAAAAAGCTGCCACAGAAGTTCCTTATGTAGCACCAACTAAGGTTACTGTTAAACCTGGAGATACGCTTAGTGCTATTGCCAAAGCTAATAACATGACGCTTAAAGAGATCAGGGCGATCAATCCTGCCATCATGAACAACCCTAAATATGATGACGGAAATATGATTTGGTCTGGAACAAAGATTGTTACTGATCCTGGTTCTGGAACTAAGCCTAAGACTACAACTCCAGTAGTAACCTCACCTGTAGTTACATCACCAGTAGTAACCTCACCTGTAGTTACATCTCCAGTTGTAACTTCCCCTGTGGTTACATCACCAGTAGTAACCTCTCCAGTTGTTACATCACCAGTGGTAACTAGTGGCTTCTCAACATCATACGTAACAGACCGTGTTGTAGATCCAGTAGCTGCTGCAACAACATCAGTTAATTCTCAGATTCAAGACCTTCTTAATCAAATTGCTAACATGCAAACAGCAATGGCTCAGCCAGCAAAAGTAACTGTTGCATACGAAAAGACCGTACGTAAAACTGGTGGAGTGGTAGAAGTTTACCAAGTCATGTCAGATGGAACTATAGGTCAGATGGTTGATTCATATACAGACTTTGGTGCTCGTGATTCAGTTCTTAAGATGTTTGAGAACACAGGTCTTGGTACAAGTTTTATGAATTCTTTAATGGATTCAATTGATTCAGTATATAGGGATAACATCATGCCTACTGATGCCCAGGTATTAAATAGTATTTATGATAGCGAGGCGTATAAGACTCGCTTTGCTGCTAATGAAGCAATCGCTCAGCGTATGAAGGATGGCAAAGGTCGCCCTGGTGACAAGCTTCTTACACCATATGAGTATATCCAAGCAGAGGCTGGTTACAGAAAGATCATGGCTGAGGCTGGATTACCAAGCGGATTCTATGACACACAAGACGACTTCCGTCGTCTTATTGAAAACTCTGTAAGCGCAGCCGAACTAACAGATCGTGTCAACATTGCTCGCAATGCTCTACAAAATGCAGACCAGGCAACCAAAGACTCGCTTAAGAATTACTACGGTATGACCGAAGGTGAAATGGCTGCCTATCTTCTTGATAGTGAAAAAGCATTTGATGTTATTAATTCTAAGTTTAGATACACCACAGCAGAAGCACAACAGATGTATGGTGCTGCTGAAATTGGTGGTGCTGCACTTCGTGCTAACCAACTATCTGACAAAGGATTCGCAGAAGAAATTTACAAGTCTGGTAAAGGTGCTCAAGCAGAAGGTGCATTCCAAGCTGCTGCAACTAACCAAGCCGATTACCGCAGACTCATGGGTCTATATGGTGAGCAAGCTGGTGACCAAGATCTTGCCCGCGAAGAACTCGCACTTACTGGTGGCACAGATGTCACCATGAAGAAGAAGCAATTAGCTTCTAAAGAACGTGCGATGTTTGCACAGAAGTCATCAATTGATACGACATCCCTCGGACGTCGTAGTAAAAAAGCTGACGTATAAATAGGTTCCGTTCCTGATCAACCAGCCCAGGTAACGTGTATCAGTCTGGTAGTCGTCACGTCTACGAATCACTTCCCCTTGTGAGGAGTACGTGTGATGCAAACCCGATGAGGGTTCAACAACTAACAGGGAGAAAACAATGGCAGAAAACAACGAGTACGAAACGTTCGAAGATGATGACGACTACAGTGGAACTGACTTAGTCAAGAGACTTCGTAAGCAGGTAGATCAACTTTCCAAGCAAGTAAAGGAAAGAGATTCACAGCTTGAGGAGTATCAGACATATAGTCACGAAGCAGCAATCGGAGAAGTTCTAGAAAGTTTTGGGCTTAATCCAAGAATCGCAGCATTTATTCCATCGGATATTGAAGCCGACGAGGAAGCAGTAGCTGAATGGTTAAATGAATACGGCGATGCCTTTGGCATTACTGCCGTTGATGAATCAGAATCTTCAGAAGAAGATCCTGATGCCCAAGCTTTTGGGCAGATATCGGATTTCGAAGATGGTGATGTCGACCCAACTGTGGGTAGAGACATTCATTCACTGATTAGCAATGCTAGTTCAGTTGAAGAACTCACTAACTTCTTAAAACGGTAATAATATAAATCAACCCTAACAGAAGGAATTAAACGTGCCAACAACACCAGCCACGTCAACAACGACATCGACGATGTCGAACTTGATTCAGACGGCGTATGACAAGTACATTGAGTTTAATCTTCGTTCAGAGCCAATGTTCCGCAAGTTTGCGGACAAGCGTCCTGTCGATGTAACAAACCCAGGTAACACTGTTGTATTCCAGGTCTACACAGATCTATCACGTGCTACATCAGCACTAACTCAAACAGCAGATCCAGATGCAGTAGAGCTAAGCAACACCAACCGCGTCCACGTAACAGTGAACGAATACGGTAATGCTGTTCTAACAACTGAGCGTCTTGCTCTTGAGTCTCTTTCAGCAATCGACCCAGCAGTTGCAGACATGTTGTCTTTCAACATGCGTGATTCACTAGACTCACTTGTGTGGGCTAAGCTCACAGCTGTAGCAACAGGTCGTTACACAGGAACAACTTCTGCTGACGAATCAACCGTCAACGGACAAGATGTTTCTGCATCAACTTCAGCAGCTAACTTCACAGCAGCACTTGCTCGCCGTGGTGTAGCAAAGCTACGTGGAGCAAATGTTCAGACACGCGAAGGCGGTCTTTACACTGCACTAATCCACCCAGATGTTTCATACGATCTTCGTTCTGAAGCACAAACATCAGGATCTGCTGTATGGCAGCTTCCTCACACATACACCGATGCAGGTGTAGGTAACCTATGGTCTGGCGAGATCGGAATCTTCGATCAGGTTCGCTATATCGAGACACCTCGTGCCGAAGCCCTATCAGGTTCTGGTACATCAAAGGTATACGGAACAGTTCTTCTTGGAAAGCAGGCTCTTCTTGAGGCTGTCTCATACGAGCCAAAGACTGTTATCGGTCCAGTTACAGATAAGTTGATGCGTTTCCGCCCAGCGGGCTGGAAGGGTCTTCTTGGATGGAACGTCTTCCGTACAGAAGCACGTTACGTTATCAAGACCAAGTCATCTATCGCGTCTTAATTTGACGGAGAGGGGCAGGCAACTGCCCCTCTTTACTTAAGGAAACCATGAGCGAAGAATTAGATCTAATTACACCGCTTCAGGCTTACGCCTACGAAGCGCATGAAATGTATAAAGCATTCATGGAAGCTGGATTTAGTGATGCCGAAGCATGGGATTTATTAACCAGACAACTTCCAGAGTGGGAGTTTCCAGCACCTATGTCAGATAACGACATGGATGATTACGAAGAAGAGGAAGAAGAAGAAGATGCCTAACGTTGGAAAAAAAGAATTCGCATACACTGCTAAGGGTATGGCAATGGCAAAGATGGAAGCAATGAAGACTGGAAAGAAGATGGCTGTTAAGAAGCCTGCTGTTAAGAAGGCAGTTATTAAAAAGGCAAAGAAGAAGTAATGCCAAAGAAGAAACCAGTTTGGGATAAACCAAACCCAAAGAAAGTTTCAAAGCCATTAACTCCTGCTAAGAAAGCAGCAGCCAAGGCAGCAGCTAAAGCTGGAGGACGAAAGTATCCAAACTTGGTAGACAACATGAGAGCAGCAAAGAAGAAGTAAATGGATCCAAGACTAAAACGAGCAGGTGTATCTGGCTTTAACAAGCCGAAGGCTACGCCTTCACATCCCAAGAAGTCACATGTTGTTGTAGCCAAATCTGGCACACAAGTAAAGACTATTCGTTTTGGTCAGCAAGGTGTCTCTGGTTCCCCAAAAAAATCCAGTGAGACAAAGAAGTATCGTCAACGACGCCAATCATTTAAGGCTCGACATGCAAAGAATATATCTAAAGGTGTTATGTCAGCAGCCTATTGGGCAGACAAGGTGAAGTGGTAATGGCAAAGATATTTCGAGGACCAACATACAAATACAGACCTGGTCGTGAGTATGACCTATGGTTTGTTTCTTATCCTATTGGTAAGAGTGTTATTAAAATAAATGGCGTTTGGAAAACAATGGTTGTCCCACAAGATTCAGATCTAGCAACATATGACCGCGTCCTACGCGGAGGTTATGACAATGTCATAACAGATGCAGAAGCATCAGAACTAACAGCAGCGGGATATGGAGATTACGTTTTCAATGTCTAATTGTAGATCAGGTTGTAAAACCCAAGACCATGCAAACTGGGGTGAGTGTGCCAAGGCAGCTAACTTCAGCATCACGGATCCACTATCTAACGCAGCAAACAAGCTTGCCAATAAAGAACTCGACGCATATAGAAATGCAAGGAAAGATGGCATCCAGCCAGCATCAACCAAGATGAAGGACATCCAGAAGGCTGTCCGTATGTCTGATCAAGCAGGAAAGGCGTTACAAGCATAATGGCTACGTTAACTCAATTAACTGAACAGACGATTGGCGAGATTGGTTCTTATGTTAAGAACCAAGAATCCGTAACAATTATTACTAACCCAATAGATAACAACGATTTAACTATTACAGTAGATGATGCAACCGCTGCAAGCAAAGGCATTATTGAAATCAATGAAGAGTTAATGTATGTTAAAAAATCTGTTGCTGCAAGCGGAACATTACAAATCCTTGGAACGGCAGCCGTTGCTTCTGGACGAGGATGGCGTGGAACAACTGCTACTAGCCATACTGCTGGATCAATAGTTCGTAACAATCCAATCTTCCCAAGATCTCAAGTCAAGCGAGCAATCCTTGAAACAATTAAAGGCATGAACTTTCCTGTCATTGCCAACGAAACATTTACATTTAACGGAAGTGATTACTCCTACGTTATGCCAGACTCATTGGTAGATGTAACTGGAGTATCGTGGGAACTACCCGACTCTACTGGGGTCTGGGCTTTAATCAAACGCTGGAGATTAGATACTAATTACTTAGACAGCGGAACTACTAAACAAGCTTTAATTCTGAATGAAGCACCAATGTCTGGTGCTGACGTTCGGGTTCAATATACAAAGTATCCATCAACAATCACAGACAACCAAGAACTAACAGTAAGCGGATTGCCATCTTCTTGTGAAGATGTCGTTCGTCTTGGTGCAATGTATCGCTTACTATCTACTGTTGACCCAGGAAAAGTTACAGCTACTTCAGTATCTGCTGACGTCATGGATCAACCAGTCTCTGCTGGTGCTTCAACATCTGCAGCTAAGTATATCTTCCAGCTTTATTCAGTAAGGCTTTCAGAAGAAGTAGCAAAACAACAAGCCAACTTCCTTAACACGATACAGTATTCGAGGTAATAATGCCATCACCATCACGTTACTATAGTTCTACCGCAGCAAAGACAACACTAATCAATTCTATTTCTGCCATTTCCACAAGTTTGGAATTGTCGGCAGCATCAAACCTACCAGCGCAATATCCCTTCACGCTTATTCTTGAAAAGGATACAGCCAATGAAGAGATCGTTGAGGTCACGGGTCTTGTAGGAACCGCCTACCAGATCACACGTAGCATAGATTTCTCTGGTGCTAAGTCACACGCAGTTGGTGCTCTTGTAGAGCACGGCGTATCGGCTAGAGATTTTACAGAATCTCGAGCACATGAAGTTGCATCTAATGCACACAATGTAACTGGCGAAATTGTTGGCACAGGTGGAGCACAGACACTTACCAACAAAACAATTACATCACCGATCATTGACGGAACTCCAGTTATTACTGGGTTGTCAAGCGTTGGTATGTCATCATCATCTGCCACACCGAAGAGTTACATTGATTCAATCTTTGGATCTGCAACAGCAGCAAGCACATCAGCAGCATCAGCTGCTACCTCAGCATCAAGTGCATTAACGTCTCAGTCATCTGCAGCAACTTCAGCCTCTTCAGCGTTGACTTCGCAGAACTCTGCTGCAACATCAGCATCATCTGCACTTACATCTCAATCGTCTGCAGTAACTAGCGCAAGCTCAGCACTTACATCACAGACCTCAGCAGCAACCTCTGCAACTAGTGCAGCAACATCTGCCACATCTGCTGCTAATAGTGCAACCGCTGCTGCTTCATCAGCAACAACGGCTGCTGCATCTGTTGCAACAATCTCTACTTCAGCAGCACTTGCTGCAACAAGTGCTACCAGTTCGGCTGCATCTGCAACACTGGCTTCCCAGTGGGCTACTAAAACAGATGGTCCAGTTGATGGTGGCGAATACTCAGCTAAATATTACGCACAGCAATCAAACCCTGCTGGCAATATTGGTGCTAATGCTTTTACGGCTAAGGGTGTAACCCTTGTCGGAACAGGTTCTGGAACCTTTACTCAATTAACCGCTGCTTCAACCAATGGATACATTCTTACGGTTGACAGCGCAACTACTAGTGGGCTTGCTTGGACGTTACCTAATCCTGGCGATATTACAGGAGTTGCCGTTGGTACTGGTTTGTTAGGTGGCGGTACATCAGGAAGCGTAACCGTATCTCTTAATACATCCAGTATATATGTGCTGCCAAGCCAGGCAACTCATACTGACAAATATCTACAAACTGATGGAACTAACGCCTCATGGGTTGCGATTCCATCAACAGCAGGATTGCAAGATCGAGTTACATTACTCGAACTTGGAATCCAAATCCTCGACTAGCAGAAAGAAGAAAATGAATGCCAGATTACTCAAGTCTCAATTCCCAAATTGATGGTTTCAAATCAGAGTTAACAACTTATTATACATCGGGGCAACTTACAGGTATTGATTTACTTTATGTTGCTAAGTCATTAACCGAGATAGGTAACATGCTCGGTGTTAACGATATTGTTGATGCTACTGCTGACTCAGTTGCAACAATCAATGCAGAAGAAACAAGTGCAATAAATGCAATTAATGCAGAAGAAGCTGCATCTATTGCACAGGTCGCATCAATAGCAGACAACCTCAATACAATTGATGTTGTCTTACTTATGGATGCCTACTAAAATGAAAAACACAAAGGAGAATAAATAATGGCAATTAATACGCCAAGAAATCTAGCGCGTACAGCAGCAGCTACGTCAAGCGTGACGCTCTATACTGTACCTGCTGCAACAACTGCAGTGCTTACAAGCATATGGGTAACCAACACTACGGCAAGCACTCAGACATTTACAATTGCCGTTAATGGGGTTGCTTTTCTAGCAGCATCACCACTCGCTGGTAACTCATCAGTTGCAATTGATGTTAAGCAAGTAGTGGCAGCAACTCAAACTATCACTGGGTTTGCCTCTAATACTGGAGTGATATTTCACTTATCAGGAATGGAAATCGTATAATGCCATTGCAAGTTTATCCAGTAGCTAAAGAATCACCACAAACGTATCAGCAAGTATTTTCTACTTCAGGAACTTTTACAGTTCCACTTGGTGTTAAAACAGTAGAGGTAACAGCTATCTCTGGCAATCAGACTCAATGTGGTGCAGCTGTCGTAAAGGGAATCCTTGATGTAACATCTACACCTACCTTGAATATTGCAATTGGTGCAGCTGGTGGAACAACCACTATTAATACCAGTGATGTTATAGCAATTGCACCATCTGGTGGTTTTCAAATCAGTGGTAACTCAACTGTAGATTTTCACCGTTACGGTGGAGGTGGGTTAACAAAGTCTGTTTCAAAAAACCTTACACCTGTTGCTCCATATAGAACTCGCTACGTCCAGCAATCTAGAACAGGCAACCAAGTCATGGTTGATTTTGGTGATGCAAGCCCAGGTAACCATAGAATTGGAAACTTGAACGCAGCAACCCCAACCGTTGCCCCAGGAAGTTTATATGACTTTGCTACACCTCAATATCAAAATGGTATTTTAATGGGTATGACCAATCCTCTTGGTGTTGGTACAGGATCTGGAACAACAGCAAACGATTTGGGAATTATTGGATACGGAAGAATCTCTACAACAACCAATGCTACTGCTTATTCACCTGGTGCTAGAAGTAGCACTAGAGGATATATTAGATTCCTTTCTGATTCAACTGGTGGTAACAATGAATTCCTATGTAATGGTATAGCTGCAAGTGGAACGTTTGTGGTTGGTGTCATTAATGACAACACAAACACTTATTACACTGCTACACAGTCAGCAGCTTTGCAAACTCCAGGAAACTGGACAGCAAGAACCCTGCCTGCAACTATCAATGCTGCGGGTGTAGCGTTTGGTAACGGAGCATTTGTTATCGCTCCTCAAAGCGGACAGTCAATATTTACATCAGCTGATGGAACAACCTGGAACACAATGGGCTTTACTGCTACACCACGTAGCGTTAGCAACGTTCAATTTGCACAAGGATTGTTCTTCTTGCTTTGTGGAGGTTTCTATTACACATCAGCAAATGGTTCTACATGGACAGAAAGAACTTCACCTGTAACTAACATGTCAGACATCTTATGGAACCCTTTTGATAGCAAGTATTACGCATGGGGTTCTAACGGAATGTCTTCATCTACAGATGGAATAACATGGACAACTGAATTTACTGGAGTATCCCTTGGTAGATCTGCATGCGCTGCTTCCATTTATGGAATCCTAGTTTCCCGAGGTGAGGCTCTATGGCTATGGGGCAACTATGTTGCCACTTCTGCTGTTGCTAGCCAATCAGATATTTATGGAATAACTAACGTAAGTAATATGTTTGGTGGTGCTGGTAGCCCAGCTAAATATGTGACGAACATGAACGGGCAGAACTATTTCATGCCAGGTAATGGAATAGATGGCTATGGAGAAGGCGACTCTCGCGGAAGGTTTGGCGGAAACGGTAATTCAGGAGGAGTCATATTAAAATGGACCATCTAAGATATGTCATTTTTGATGAATCAGAAACAATAGTATCTAACATTATTGTTGCTGAAAGTGTTGAGCAGGCTGAAGAAATAACAGGCTGTAAAGCATTAGCAGTATACGGCAATGAAAAAATTTCTATAGGTGACACGTATAATGGTGCTAGATTTTTCAATCAAGCAAGAGAAGAATATGAAGCACAAGAAGCTGAAGCTAAAGAAGCTATAGCACTAGAAGAATCAAACACTGAAGAAGAATAAACCTTAACTTAAGTTAAGGCATTCATTTATCAAACCACCTGAGCATGTGGCTAAACTGCTCATCTACTATTTTCAGAGGAGAAACAAATGAACGCAAAGTTTCAAGCAGCAGTACTATCTTGGTTCCGTGCAGCAGTATCCGCTGCTGTCGCTTTATACCTTGTTGGTGAGACAGATCTTAAGACACTAGGAATGGCAGCCCTAACAGGGTTCCTTGGTCCAGTCCTTAAGTGGCTAGATTCATCGGCTCCAGAGTATGGTCGCGGAGCAGAATAACAAATGACACCTAACGAATGGGCTGGCATTGCCGTAGCCGTTTTTACTTTAACTGCTGGCTTTGCCAGCTTAGTTCGTTGGATGGTAAAGCATTACCTTGTAGAGCTTAAACCAAATTCTGGGTCGAGTCTTCGTGACTCCGTCGATAGATTGGAACGCCAAGTTGAGGAAATTTACAGCATCCTTATTAATCGTAGCAAGCCTTAGTTTATTAACTGGCTGTGGCTATCAAGGCTGGGTTAGATACCCTTGCCAAGAGTTTGAGAATTGGGAAAAGCCTGAGTGTAATCCACCAGAATGTATTCCAACTGGCACATGCACAAAAGATATTCTTCCAGGAGTTATAGATGAAACAAAGAATTAGGTTAGCACCAGAAGAACTTCACGCAAGACTGATAGTAACTATTGGAATCATCCTTGCAATTGTATTTGCAGGATCTGTCTTTGCTTTGCTATACGCCTTACTATTTATTACACAGCCATTGGGTGAACAAGCCCCAAACGATGCTGCATTTATTGATCTAGTCAGCACCTTATGTGTATTCCTTACTGGTTCCCTTGCTGGGGTTCTTGCAGGAAACGGATTAAAGTCTAAACCAAAAGAGAAAAAAGATGGAGAATAATGAAACCTGTAGTCAAGAGAGCCACACCTGCTGCTCTTGCTGTGCTTCGCCAAGCGACGGCATTGCAACCAAAGAGAAAGAAAGCCAGCGATGGTCTTCTACCATCTGCTGCTCACATAACTCAGAGCCCCAATTCGGATCACAATACTGGGCTAGCAGCAGACCTTACCCATGACCCAAAGAATGGTATTGATTGTGCAGAGATATTTGAAAAACTTAAAGAAGACAAGCGTGTGTCTTACCTTATTTTCAAAGGTCAGATTTGGTCTAAAGAAAAATCCAAGCTGGGAAACAGACGGTACACTGGGAGTAATCCTCACAATAAGCATCTACATATTTCTATTAATGCCACTGATGCTACCGATACTTCTCCATGGTTTTGGTGGATGAATCAACCTAAGTTAATTAATCAAGTCAAGGCAGCTGTTGCTGCCGTGCCAACAAAGAAAGCCTACCCAGCAGAAGATACATCTAAATGCTGTCAGCACTGTCCATCTAAGAAGTAGGGGTAAATCGTGGCAACGACCAACAAATATCTTAAAGGCGATTTGCCTATTGTTATTAGCACAAGTATTCCTACAGCATTGGTTAGATACCAACGCGAGGACTTTGCTGCTTCTTATGCAATAGGTAATACACCATGGCTGTCGGCTGCCTCTGATAACAACCGCATCAGTCGTATCACTACGACATACCAGAAGGAACGTATTGACCAGAGCTCAACTACTGGTGAGCAGTCACTAACTAACTGGTGGTTACGTTCTGCTACATCCTGGCATTTAGGTGCAGGTGAAAGATACTACGATGCAGACACTAGTGATCTATCTAGATTCTATGAGTCTAACAACATTAACCCTTGGGATATAGGTGAGATTAAACTATTACCAGCCACAACAAACGCATCTACTTCAGCTGTAACGCAACCAACCACCGTGTCTAATGGCACATTTTATTTAGAGGGTTCTACACTTAAGTTTTATAATCAATCGACTAGCACATCTACATCTTTTACATTGCCGTCAAGTGCGGTTGCTCAAAAAATTACAACCGATGGGTCTGATGCAATTGTTGGAGCCAACCTTGGTATATACAGAGTAACACCTAGCGGAACAATAACTAAGTTATGGAATCAGTCTGCACATAATCCATCAGGATGGACTATCCAAGCAATTAACTATGTGAAGGAAAGAATATTAGTTGGCGTTAGATGTGTAGACCACATGGGATTATATGAACTAAGTCCAACTCCAGTTAACCCACCTGCTACACCAGGTGGTGCTGAAGAAATTTATGAAACACCTAACATGAATCTAACCTGGATATCTATATCAGAGCTTCCAGGTTCGGTTGTTGTTGGGTTTACTATTGGGGCAATCTCAAAAGTATTTTCGCTTGCAGTTAATCCTTCATCTCCATTAGCTGCGTTGACAGACCCAGCTGTAATTGCAGAACTTCCTAGAGGTGAAACTCTAAACCAAATAAGAACATACCTTAATGAGTATGTTGTCCTTGCTACAACAAAAGGATTACGTGTTGGAATAGTCGGGTCAGATAATCAATCATTTACCTACGGTCCGCTGACTATTGAAGGTGAAGTTAAAGACATAGCATTTGACGAATCATATGTATACGCAACAAGGTCTGTTCAATATTCTGGAACAAAAGGATTATGGAGAATGAACCTAGGAGCTGTTGTAGACAATGGTTATGCATATGCATCTGACCTATCAACAGATGCTGGCAATGTAAATGGCGTAGCTTTTATTGGAACAAGTGGTCGTAAATTTATTACATCATCATCTGGTATATGGGTAGAGCATGCAACTAACCTAGCATCTTCTGGTTATATAAAGTCTGGATGGATTAGATGGGGAACAACAGAAAGAAAACAACCAGTTAATCTAAGCGTGTCAACAATGCCAAACACTGGTGGTCTTATCAGTATGGATCTTGTAGATCAAACATCTCAATCCTTTAGCATCGGTTCCATTCCTACTGGTATGTCAGTAGAGGTTGGCTTGTCTGGATCTATTCAACCAGCAGATCATTTTGAAATCAGCTTTAGTTTTACAAGGGATTCAACTGATGCATCTAAAGGACCAACGCTTGAGTCTTGGCAGATCCGTGCATTACCTGCACCACTAAGATCAAGAACATTAACTATTCCATTGCTTTGCTATGAAGAGGAAAGAGATCCAAATGGTGTCACAAGAGTTACAAGCCCATGGGAGAGAATCGGTTATCTCGAACGTATTGAGCAGAATGGCGGAGCAGTTCTCTACCAAGACTTTTCAAGTGGAGAAGAAAGAGTCTGTGTTATCCGCGCTATTCAGTTCGAGCAAGCTGCACCTCCCACTTTTGCGGGCGGGTTCGGTGGAATCGTCACAGTGCAATTGCAAACAATTGACACTGAACAAGCAATTCAATGATTGAAAAATATATTGCATTAGTACAACCAGAAGAAAGATCGCCATTGGTTACACGTGTACGTGTAGCTCTTAATGTTGCTGGTGATGATCGGCTAGATGCTCCCCTACAGGAATTACTTAAAGGGTTGCAGCATCGCTATGACATCCCAGCAGTCGGGTGCATCAATATAGCCACGCTGGATGCGCTCGCAGTTGCTCCACCAGAATGGTAGGGCTAGAAGAGGAGGGGGACTTAATCGTCCCCCTCTTTTTTTATTTATATAATCTTTCTTAACCAGAGCTGAGAGTTGTCTTCTATCTTCTCTACTCTTCCAATAAGTAAATGACACAGTGCATCAATGGCATACCCTGGGTCATAGAAGTCTCCCTTACTCATGCTCCATGTGTAATCATCGAAGGCAAGGATGCCTCCCACCTTGAGCTTGTCATATGCATTTGATCCATCACGCAATACAGCAAACGCAGTGTGGTCACCATCTACATAGATGAAGTCAAAGACATGCTCGTTACTTATCCCAGCAAAATATTTATCACTAGTCATCTGCATTACTACCACTTGCTGATCAAGGATAGCCTTTGCATTTTTGTTTGAGTATGTTTTGAATACGTCTTGCCAGTCCATGTTGTGATGGACTGCCTCATCAGAACCTTCCCATGTATCTACATCTACAAGGAATGAATCTGGTTGCTTAAGAATATTATCGACCATCCACTTGGTGGCATCCCCTGTATACGCACCTACTTGAAGACACTTGATCTCTTTGTCTGCCAGAGGCAGAAGGTTTCTTTCAAAGTTTGCCTTTGCATCTGTTGATTCAAACCAATTCGGATATGTCATAACTTCCTATTCTCTTTCATCGGCTCGCCCTGTGGCGAGCCTTTCCCGCCCACCACCCCTCTACTCTATACCAATACTGGTAAAAAAGAAAGGCGTGTCGTTACCAAGTAATCTTGGTTACGACTGATATCCTACTGGAATGAATGAACTTCCTCCGCACAGATCGTTTAGCCAGCTATCAACCTGGCAGTCCTGTCCTCAGAAATATTACCTGAGTAAGATAGCCATGGTTCCAGAGAAACCAGCAGTATACCTTGCTGCTGGGTCTGCAGTACATTCAATGATTGAGTGGTTAAACCATGAGCTCTACAGACAACAACGATCCAACACAACTAATTGATCAGCGGGGTGTACCCAGCAATGAGTGCATCAACTGCGGATCAAACGTTCAAGTCATAAGAGCAATCTTCTCTGACTACGAATTAGTTATGTGGTTCTTAGATTCATTCTGCGCCCAATGCGGGTCACCAATGACAGCCCCAACCCCAGTAGACCACCCAGATTGGAACCCTGATGACTATCAATTTGACTTCTAAATGGCTAGAGGTATTTAATGATGCCGTAGCAGAAGTAGAATCACGATCTAACATTCCCTCTTCGGAGTGGAAGACAGCTGGTCGTAAAACTGCAGCACGTCCTGATGGGGAAGATCTGCCATTCTGGCAGAATGATGGACTCAAGCAGGTGGAGGCATACCAGAAATGGTATGAGTCATCTGGTTGGCAGATTGCTACCATGCCCGATGGGCGTCCTGGAATCGAATGGAGTGCAGATGTTCACTTCGGGGGAACACCAGTACGAATGATTGTTGATGCGATATATCAGGTGGGGGAAGACTTGGTTATCGTTGACTACAAGACAGGTTCTAGGACACCCTTCGGAGCTGTTCAAGCAGGGCTCTACGCCTCTGGCATAGAGCGAGCCTATGGCATACGCCCTAAGTGGGGTGCGTTCTTCATGACACGCAAAGGCGAACTCGATGAGTTACTTGACTTATCTCCACTAAGCATGGATTATTTTGATTATGTATTCGGAGCGATGAACCACTCGACAATGAACGGTTGGTTCCCACCTTCCGTCGGAGACTCTTGTCGTATGTGCTCTTTCACTGCCCAATGCCCAGCATTCGGTAGCAAAGATTTCCCACTACAAATCCAGGGAAAGAGAAAAGGAGATGGACTAGATGACTGAATCTATGTTCTCATACACAGGCAAGTTAAACTCAACTGATCTATTTACCGTTCGCGGTAATAGTGTTAGCGAGTTTGCTGCAAATCTAACAGCAGCGGTAGAAGCTATTGCTTCTGCTACTGCGCTACAGCAATCACTTAACAACCGTTCAGGCGGTGCGTCAGGTGGTGCATTCGCTGCTTCAGCAGCAGCAGTGCAGGTGCTACAAGATGCTGGTCTCAACCCAACTCCAGTTGCAGCAGGTTCGCCTCAAGCAATTGAAGTAATCATGGATCGCTACGGTAATGAATGGACATATGGACATCCAGATGCACCAGCACTACCAGATGGTCGCGGTAAGTATGCAAAGAAGAAGGGTACTTCCAAGGCTGGCAAGGCTTACATTGGTTGGTTCGATCCAGCTAAGGGACCAAAGCCTTTCACTCCAGGTGTAGTAGAAGCAGAAACAATCTGGGCTAAGTAAAGATGCGATCACTGTTGCAAGTAGTGGGAGTTGAATCTCCTGTTGGTCATATGCTTCCAGAGATATTGCCACAACTTACTCAATCACAAGTGGTGTTTCGTCAAGCGCAATTGCATTTGATAGCAGCACAACCTGGTGGTGGTAAGACACTACTTGCACTGTGGTATGCAATTCAATCTAAGGTTCCTTCACTCTATTTCTCAGCCGACTCTGACTCCCGAACAATAGCCACTCGTGCAGGGGCAATCCTTATGGAGAAAGAAGTAGCACAAGTTGAGAAGATGATGGACTCTGATGCGTCAGTTCTTTTAGAGGATGCACTGGCTGATGGTGCAGGGCATGTTCGATTCAACTTCGATCCGTCACCTTCGTTAGAAGATATCGAAGAAGAAATAGAAGCTTGGATAGAACTGCACGGCTCTGCACCACAAGCAATTTTTGTAGACAACTTAATGAATGTCGCTTCAACAAGCGACAATGAATGGACTGCATTGCGTGATGCAATGTCAGCGTTCCACTACATGGCTCGTGAATATGAGTCAGCCTTTATTGTTCTTCATCACGTATCCGAGAACGAGAAGATGTCAAAGCCTAACTATCCAGCTCCACGTAAAGCGTTGATGGGTAAGGTCGCAGCACTACCAGAGTTGGTTCTTAGTGTTGCATTAGATGGACAAGCAAACGCTTACCGCGTTGCCGTAGTAAAGAATCGACATGGTAAAGCCGACCCAACAGCAGAGATTTACATCTCGCTGTCAGCGGAGGCAAGCCACATGAGTTTGTATAACTCACCTGCCGAACTGCAACGAGCAAGGACAATGAGACAATGGCAGTAGATGTTGAGTTAACCCTAGATGAGATCTTGGATGCGCTTCGTTTCATCCACCTAGTGAGAGAAAATAAAAAACAATATGAAGTTGTTGATAAGAAGTTTGACAAAAACAATTCATCGTATTCGGTTAATCTTATGGGTCAGCTGGGTGAGATGGCGTGTGGCAAGGGACTTGGGCTACAGGTGGACAGAACGATTTCGCCGAGTGGTGATAATGGACACGACCTATCTACACCACTGGGAAAAAATATACAGGTCAAGACATCAACGTTAGATAAACTAATCTTTAATGCACCAGAGTTATTTGTATCTGACTATGCAGTGTTGGTTCAGTTCTTTGGTGATAAACAATTGCCACATGTAGATAGTAGGTTCAGCATACTTGGTTGGACGACACGAGAATTATTTCTTGCAAATCATTACAAGCATGACTATGGTTACGGCACTCGATTAGTCATGGACGCTAATCAACTACAACCGATAGAGGTGCTGATCAATGAAGTATCCAGACTTTAGCGAAGCTTTATGTAAAGAGATTGGCACTGAATTTTTTTATCCAGAAGATGATATGAGTATCGTTCCAATAGCAAAAAAGATTTGTAGTAATTGTCCAATAGTTAAAGAATGTTTGGAGTGGGGTATGCATCACGAGGCTTTCGGTATCTGGGGTGGCACAGTTCCTCGCGTTAGAATGCAGATGCGTAGGAAACTTGGAATTAAATTAGAATCTATTCTTAGTTCGGACTACGTATGACAACACCAAGCAAACGCAAAGGCTCACAGTATGAGCGAGACGTAGTTAAATGGCTAGTCTCTTATGGTTTTCCATGCGCTGAACGTGCGTATGGTGCAGGTCGTCACGATGATGTCGGAGACATTGACGGTATCGATGGCGTAGTAATAGAATGTAAGAACGAAAAGAAGATCACTCTCAGTGGCTATCTGCAGGAGCTCTCAGATGAGATGACTCATGCTGATGCTGAGACTGGCGTGGTGCTAATAAAAAAGCGTGGCACTACAAATGTCTCAGAGTCATACGCGGTAATGCCCGCATGGCTCTGGGCTGATCTGCTAA